TTATTTTTGGTTATAGGTAGTTGGTAAAATGAAATTTACGTCACCAGAATCAGAGACGGAAGAAACAATGCTTGCTCCTGGTATCTGCGTGTTAGTGGTATTTCCGAGAGCTTGATTAAATGGATTGCTAGCAGATGTTGCACTAACACCTACCCCAGGCACTTTCTTTGCTGTCTCTTGTATTTTCTTCAATTCAGCATCAAAAGCCTTTTCACTCATATTCAAATTAAGAGAAGTTGCAACATTCCTTAAGAATTCTATATCTTTATCGGACATAGCACCTTTTAATTTGTCGAGGTTAGCAGATGCCAAACTATCCTTAAGTTGATTGAATGTCGCTGTATAATTTGCACGAGAGGTACCTGCAATAGGCTCTTCTACTCTCAAGAGAGATTTACCAATTCCAAAACCTACAGATGCGCTCTTTCCTGACATCGTCTTCAATGTCTCTGCCAGATCATACACCGCTTGTGAGGCGTTAATCTTTTCTGTAACTGCAGGACTTAGAGATTCTGAATTAGCAAGCCCCAATGCTACTGCATTTTTGATATTTGCAGGAACATCACTCAGTTTTGCTTTATCGGAATTGATATTTTTTACCCACGCCTGCACTTCTGGAGTTTGTGCTGCTTGAGTGGTAGTACCTGATGCACTTGCAGCTAGATCGGCACGAATTTTTGACTGTTGCAATTTCTCCGTTTGGAGTTGAGATTTTAGCAATTCCGTCTTGTAATAATCGCCAGCCCATTGCCCTAATATTTTAGCTGCCTCACCTAGAGTTTTAGCTGTCTGTGCCTGACTGATAAGAGATTGAGGCGCACCTTGTGCGGCCGCATTGACCACAATGTCACTAATCGCTTTGTCATTATTCTCTGCTTTCTCAATCTCTTTCCACGCAGAGTCAATTTTTATTTGCTGTTTGGTAGCTTGTCTTTTCTCATCTGCAGTGAGTAAAGGTGCAATGGCGGATAGTACCTGTGTGTATTGCTCAATTTGACGCTTGTAGGGGGCATATTTCTGGTCTACTGCCTGTTGTGCTAAATCCATAGCTAAAGTTACATCTCCTTGTTTTGCAACTGCTTGAGCGGATAATACGCCGATTTCTGCATTTTTTAAGGCACGAGCTATTTGTGCGTCGCCTTGTAGCTTTGCTTGCCCCATTTGTGCGAAAGGTAAAAGGGTATCTCTGTTTTCTTCTCTTCTCATTGCGTCAATTAACTCAATGTCGCTTTTAGCTAGTTCTTGTTGCTTTACAAGTATTTGACTGTTGATGCTCTGTAAATCTTTTCTCAAATCTCCAACTCCGTACTGTTCTCTTGCTCTTAAAAGGTCGCCTTCCTCATCGCCCATAGAAAGTATTGCGTTGATTTGGTTTTGGATTAAGTTTTCTTGCAGTTTTTGGCTGTCTGTTTTCTCATCGAGATTGAGAGCCTCTAAAATCTGATTTGCGTAATTTACAGGAGTAGAAGGTGGGATTGTTTGAAAAGGCTCTATTTTAACAGGAGAAGCCATTGTAGAAGTCGGGGAAACTAATAAGTTAGCGTCTAGGTTTGTAGACGAAGGAGTGTCAGTAAGCAAAGAAGGAGCTTTATTGAGAGTATTCTGTACAATATCCACCGCAGGCTGTGAGATGTTTGTATTATTTTTTAGATTTGTGTTGCCTGATAGATTTTCCATTGTTTTGTCCATTGCTTTGTCCATTGCTTTGTCCTTATTATCTCTAGTATATATGTTTATTTCAAAATTCCTAACCTTGCTAGCTCTGCGATGAGAGCATTTATCTTTGTAGTATTCCTATTAATAATATCTTCCTCAGTAGCTGTGTAGGTTGCCCCAGCAACAGAAGACTCGGGGAGTAGTGTTAGTTGTGCGTCTTTCAAAACAGACGACCATTGTATTCTTGGTGAGTCTGTTCCGTTATGTGTGTGAGGTTTTAATTTTTCTATGTCCATAGTTTTACCAGAGTTTTTACCAGAGTTTTTACCAGAGTTTGACTTGTAAAAGCATTATATTTGAGCCGTACAAAGCAGTCTTTTTTTGGTCTAGCTCTATCTTTAGTTGAACATAGTCTGCGTCGGGGATAGGGAATTTATCAGCATAAGAGATATGTCCAATATGATTTGCTCCGTAAGTTTTAGTTCCTTGCCACGCCGACTGATTATTTTTCCTCCACGATATTCTTATTTGTTGCCCACTCACCAAAGGGTCTGCAAGCTCCCACTGTAAGAATTGAAAAGTTTTCTTTGTTAGATAGTCCCCTACTTTGATGAGAGGAGATATTATCTCTCCGCCAAAATCACTAAAAACTCTAAAGTCAAAATCAACAGTCTTGCAAGTGTTGTCAAAAGAGTAACCTATCATATCTTGTTCTACTACACCGAAGTTAACTACTGTTGGTGTGCTAGGTCCGCTTTGAGGAATGTCAGTAGGTAAGATACTTGAAACTGGATAACCTTCTGTGTGTAAGTCGATTTCGTAAATACTTGGTCTGGAAATGTTATTAAAACCCCCAGAAAGCCCCACGAGTAAGTTGCCATTTTCTGTTATAGACATAGCATTTTTAAACACAGTGGACGGTGCTGAGTAGTTTGTTTCTATGTAAGGAAGTGTTTTTATTTTCGTGTAGTTCGTTCCGTCAGAAACATAGATATTGCCTCTAACTCCTGCCGAAATGTACAGTCTGTTGGCGTACTGTAAGATAGCGTTTATTCCTTTCTCATTAAAAATAACAGGAAGGTCGGCGAGACCCGGATTTCCTAGCGTGCCAGCTTGTCTGTTCCACGCATAAAGTCTAGCTACTTGTATGTTGTTTTTTGAGTAAGCTGAACCTGACCCTTGTGTGCCGACCACTATATTAGTTCCGAACTCCTCAATACAGGTAATATATTGCCCGTCAGGTAAATCCAAAGCAATGTAAGTAATAGAAACGCTAGGAGAAACGCCCGGATTAGCTGGAGTCAATTCAACTTTAGCAACAGCGTTCCCGTTCCCGACATACAAATACCCGTCCTGCCCTACACACATACAAAGGTCGTAAAAAGACCCGTTCCCGTTGAAGTTGTCACCTATTCTAAACCATTGAGGAGACATTGAGTTTATCGGACCGTATGCGTCCATAATACCGTCGTATGTTGCAATAATATATCCTTTATACTCTTTAAGATCCCAGGTATTAGGGCATTCTACTCTGATAGAGACTCCATTTTTATACACTCGCCCTCTTCCTGTGTGTCCAGTCATAGTGTAAACATCTCCGTCTTTTGTCTTAACCCTCGCAATAGGAAGTTTGTCAAAAGTCTTCGCAAAATTATCAGCGAACCCTTGTTTTAAGGAGGCTATACCTTTATTCTTAAAGATTTCCACATTTTTGAATAAAGGAAAGCCGTAAATAGCGTGAGATTGTGCTCCTTCGTGCCAGTTTTTTATTGTTACAACTCCGTTTTTGTCCATAGTTTAGAACATATCCTTCATTAAAAGCTCTGTTGTTGATAATGCGATACCAACTCTCATAGTATTAGAGCCAGCTGATGTTGCTATACCTCCTGGGGTTCCAGATAAGTAGTATGTAGTACCCGCAACCAGCCCAGAGAGCCCAGTCACTACTCCTCTCGTCTGAATTTTGATTTGTTCATTCGCTGATTTAGTTTCCATAGCGAATCCGATATATGGTGTAGTAGAGCCTGCAGAGTCAGCATCTGTGAGTTGGACTGCTGCGGATGTTCCTCCTGAAGGTTTGACAGATATTGCGGCACAAATTTCCACACGGTCACTGCTACCACCAGATTTTGAAATTGTTGGGGTAAGTGTATGAGACGCTACAGTTGCAGCACTGTTAGACACAGATGTTGAAGATTTTCCATTTATTCCTGCTGCTAGGACTTGCTGCTTGTCTCCCCAAGTGAGAGAAGGAGAAGATGACCAAGTCACATCCGACAGTCCAGATATACCAGTGTCACACCCATAAAACCCTATGATTGCAGAAAAAGCTGTGGTGTTAGAGTGAGTGAAGTCTGTGACAAGATTAGAACTCATAAATGTCTCACCAGCTGTTCCTGTTGTTTGGTCTACATTAGAAAAAGCGTACGCTGTTGACCCTCCCCAACTGCCTGTTATTGTTGCAGTTATTCCTACTGAACCTGTCGGAGGATTAAGCAACTTATAGATAGCCAATTTACCACTATGTCCGTATCCATTGTTTGCTACAAACGACTCACCAATTTTAGTCATATTGGTACCAGAAGCTGTAACATTTGTTACATCCACACTTCCGGTATTACCCACTACCATTACGCTAACAAATAATGCTCTATCATTGCCAGAACCAATAGTGATAGTATAACTTTGAGAAGTTCCTGAATTTGCTTGACCGATAATAGTTACAGGATTTGCTTGGTATGAATTAGTAATATATACAGTTTGCTTTGCAGTGATTGATGCTCCGGCTTGCAGTGTCACTTCACCAACATCAGGCTTATTTGCAAAATAAGCCTGAATAAAGCCCGGCAATTTTGCAGGATTGACAAACAAAGAAGCTCCTGTGCTTCCTGTTTGAGTTCCGTTGTTTACTTCTGTTTGTGTAGCTTCTTCCACCACTCCTTTCATACTTTCGTTTGCGTCGGTGGCTGCTGGATTAGCAATCCACTCTGGTATTCCACTAGCTGAAGTCTGTAAAATCTGACCACTAGTCCCTGTCGGCAATCTCGTCAAAACTCCTCCTGAATTACGGTAGTACATATCTCCTGTTGCATCAGAAGTCATATTGATTTTAGGAGAGACGAGAGTGAGCCCGGATACTGTCTGTGTAGTTACACCAGATGTGATAGCTTTTTCTGCACCTGTTACTGCTGATAGTTTATAGTCGTGAGAGGTTTGAACATTTGACCCATTAGCCCCGACCTTTGCCTCCAACGCCTCTATTGCGTCGTTAGCGTCTCCGTGTTGAGCAGAGTGAACAAGTGCGGGATTTGCATTATCCAACAAATCAGACCCTGAAGGGTTTGCGAGAGTGTCTAGTGATGTAGGGAAGTTAGTTGCCATAGTTAGTTATCATAGTTTATGATTTAGATTGTTTACTCCAAGCTGTTATTAATTTGCCGTCGTAATTGTATTTTTGTTCGTTGTATGTCTTGCCTTCCTCATTATTATATATGAGACCGACCTGTGTTGCATACTTTTTTACTTTGTTCCAAATTGTTGCCATAGATTATCTTGAGCTTCTAATTCGAGGGATAACTCGGGGGCGGACATCGCCAGACCTTTTGGCGTAATAAGACTGTATTTTTTTGGTCATTTTGAACAGCTCATTTTCTAGTTGCTGGGTCTTTGGGAGCATTTTTGCATAGGAATACTCTCTTTGGGCGAAAAGAGAGAGGTATTTATGGAACTCTGAAGCAAATCCAGGCTCTTTTATTGTGTCATTTACTGTGAAATAGTCAGCTTTTCTTTTGAAATACACTTTTAGTCCGTCTGCATAGTTATAATCTGGTCTAGGGTCTAGTAAAATACTGTTTCCTATCACATCGTACCGCCTTGCCAGCCCTTGATTTTCTGGCTTGTTTTCCAAATATGAGCCAACTCCTTGGTCATTGACATCTATGTTGTGGAGTTCGTAAAAGTTTCCGTTTTGGTCGGCAATCATCACTTTCTCCACCTCTAAAAAGTCGTCGTCAAACCCATAATCTTGCTGTGAGGCGACAATATCAGTAGTTGCGATAGGTAAGGTTGTGTTATTTTTATCATCAAACTGCCACCTGTTGTCTGCCCGCAAAATAATCGCACTCACCTCGTCAAGCCCTAGATTAACCGCCCTTGTTACATCTGCAATAGGGTAAGATAGTGCGTCTGCCGACACGCCAAAATACACATCTTGCACAATTCCCTGCCCACCAAAAGTATCATTGAATATCATACTTTAAGTATATATGCACAAGGTAAAAAGGTCTACTTGTCTTGTTCTGTGTTTGAAGCTGTTCCTGAAGCTGTTCCTGAAGTTGTTTCTGCCTCTGGGACTGCCTCTGCGTTTGTGTTTTCAGTCTTTACTAAAGTGTTTCCTAGAGTATTTTCATTTTTCCTTTGAGCAAACTTCTTTTTCCAGTCGTCTAGCCACGAAAAGATATACCCCGCAACTTTATCTCCTTCGATTTTTAGAGTTTCGTAATCCTCATATTCGTTTTCTAGGTGAGGTTTTAATAAATCCCTCGCAAGCGGAACGATACGGTCGTTGTACTTCTGTGCTTGGATAGCTAGTTGGCTTCTTTCTTTTTCTAACTCTTTCCTTTTAGCGTCTAGTGAGTGATATTCGTCTATTAAATCCTGTGGGGCATTGGCTTTTAAATGCTCTCCAATTCTCTTTTTTAGGTCGTTGCTCCTTTCGTTTGCTGTGTTGATAAGTTCTGTTACTTCTGCTATTTCTGCGTCAAATTGAGAAATATCTATCTTTTTCTCGTGGTCTAGTAATTCATTGTTGATAGTAGCTTGTTTCTTTTCTATGAGTTCAATGTCGGTGGTTAGTTTCCGCCCGTCATTTACCACTTCGCCTTTTTCTATGAGAAAGGTTTTTAATTGGTCGTTTTCTAATTCTATTTTTCTTGGGTATGACATATTATTTCAAAATTGTTTGATAAGCTTCCTTCCACTTATGAGCATTTTTTGTTATGTCGTAATTTTCTTTGACATAATTATAGGCTTTTTTGCCTAACTCTATTCTCTCTTCTGGGTTGTTAATTAAGTACTCTATTTGATTGATAAACTCCTCTGTGTTGCCGGCTAAAAGCAAATACTCTCGATCCTTTGGATTTTGTTGATACGGACTATCTCCAGTGGGGAACGACTGGGCGATTGTGGGGATTCCCAGCATAGAGTTCTCTAAAAACTTCAGGTTGCTTTTACACCTATTAAAGTAATTATCGGCTCTAGGGATTATCACCATATCTAACCTCAACTCATTTAATGTCCGATAGTAATCCTCTGCTGGCACAAAAGGTTGCCACTCTATCGGCATACTTTCCCAGTAATCGTACTCATCTTTGTAAAGCTCCCGCATAATTATATCATTTTTTTGAGGAGGCATAGAGAAAAGCACTAATTGTACTCTTGGGTCATCTTTGTAATGAGCTAGGATTGGTTCTAAAACTTCCAAATCACTAGTAATAGCCACCGAGCCAGTAATTCCTATTCGGATTTTTTCTCCTTCGTTTCGGAGAGGTTTATCAAAATAGAAAGGGTCTACACAGTTTGGCAACACCACGACATTTGGGTTAATTTTCCGGTACTCTTCTGCCAAAAATTCAGTAGAGCAAGTTACAAGGTCGGCGAACGAAAGAAACTCATCTGTGTACTCATTGAGAGTTTTAAGCCCTTTTTCTAGCCTGTCCTTGTCCATAAACTCATTGAATTTGAAACCCCCGTCGTCTTTTACTGTGTCATCGTTGTCAAACACAATCTTTTTACCGTTCTTTTGTAGGATTTTTGCCAGCTCTACACGCATTTTATCTTGTGGTCTGTGGAATACTACTATTTCCGCATTTGCAGTGCCTCTAGCCCTAAATTCTGGCGTTTTAGAGCTAGTTAGAAAGCTAGTCCTGTCCCCGTCCCACGCATTTGCCTGTAAAGGTAATAAACATCTCACATTATAGCACCCTTGCAGTTCAGAATTTACATAATATACTTTCATTTTTCTAGTAGTTTTAGTTGTTCTTGCATTGCTTTGATAACTTCTTTTCTTTTCTTTTGGAGAGTTTCAAGGTACTTTTCTGTCTTCTCTATTTCCGCCAAAATAGCTGCTGCGTCCCAGTCTTTAGCTGGTTCTCTAGCTGGTTCTCTAGCTGGTTCTCTAGCTGGCTCTTTGATTGGTTCTCTAGCTGGCTCTTTAGGTTCTTCCCCATTTCTTTTAGAGTTTTCTTCCACCGCTTTCCTTTCTTCTTCAGTTGGAGTGTAAGTTTCGTTTAAGTTAGCAACGAGTGTTACACCTTTCCCGTATCTCAAATCCCTCATTGTGCCTTCGTAAACATTTCCGTTGGCGTCAACTAGATTAGAGCTTTTTTTTAAGTTCGCCGCAATTTGTACTGTCATAGTTTTAGTATAACATTTCCTACAATCTTTTTATCATTCTAATCACTGTCTCATTGTCTCGGGGATACCAAATGAGACGAATACCCCCGAGCTAGCGATTAACTTTATGCTTGAGTGAGAATTCTCACACCAGCGTTGTCTCGGTTTTCTACTACTCCGTATAGCAAGTCAGCAGTTGTAACTGTTGAAAGGTAGTCAGGAATGTAGTTTGACTGGACACGGATAACGCCGTCATCTGCAGTTGCACCCATTGAGCCACCCTCTCCTAGTGGAGAAGCTGCCCAGTGGAGAGCGTCTTTGTGAGCTAGAGCGTTTACTCTTCCTGTTGTACCAGAAACATATTGAATGCTGTTAGATACGAATACAGGGATACCATAAAGTCTAGCTAAAGGTCTTTTAGCAGTAGGGTCGTTTACTGGTGAGTTGATAGCAAGTGAAAACTTGTCAATGTTTTGGATTTGTTTCCAGAACACTGCAGGAGATACAAAGAATGCTACCTCATCAGTAGTGTCGATATTGTTAGCCTCAAGTGTTGAGATTGCTGCACGAATATCAGAGTCAGCTAGTGCTGTTGTTGAAGCTCCAACTGATTGACTAAAGCCTGCAAAGAGTGCTGCGAGAGCATTCTCCAAAGTTCTAGCAATAGTGTAGCCAGCATTTTTAGCATACTTCTCTTGGAGGTAGTATGAGTGTTTGACCTGTGCCGCCTCTCTGTCCTCAACAGCAAAGGAAACTTCGTACCACTGATCTACAGTGAGAGTAATCTTTGTTTCTGTTGCATTGTTTAGAGTAACTGCTTGTGCATTTGTTTTTGCATTTGCAGCCATTTCTGTGAGATTTGGTGTGTATAGTGCAGAACCGCCGTCAGCTAGTTCGTCAGAACGATTGATAAAGAAGTTAGCAAGAACGAGCTTTTGTTTGAAGAAGTCGTTTAGTCTTGCCCCCCATACTTTAGGGATAAGCTCCGCTAAAGTTACGGAAGTTTCAGAGTTTGTAGGAAATGCCATTTTAAGTTAGTTTAATAACCTTATGTGTTTGGTTTTTAACGATTAAGTGTTTCCTTCCACGCCGCTCTATGCTCTTCTGCCGTCATACCAGATTTTATTGTGTTTTTCTCTTGGTAAGTAGCAGAACCTTTAGACGCACCTAGAGAAGCCTGTTTAGCTTTTCTCTCTTTATCCCGCTTATCTTTGTAAGCGATGAAAATGTCGTCTTTGGTAGCTTCTAGGAGTGATACCCCGAGACCTTTCGAGAGAACTTTTAGTTTTTCGATGTCCTCTTGATCCATTCCTTGAGCTATGAGCCTTAATTCGTCGCCAGAAGGTGCTTCTAAATCTCTTTCAGCAGGGCTATTTTTAGCAGATTGGACTTGTTTAGCCTTTCTGTTAGCGATAGCTTTATACTTCAGAGCTTCTGCTTTCCAGTCGATGTTTTCATCGCCCTCGTCAGCAGGTGAGTCGGTTGTAGTATCTGTTGTAGTATCAGTGTCTACTTCCTCCTCCTCGATGTTTTTATTTACTTCGTGTTCATCTTCACGAGTGAATTCATCATTTGACATAGTGATGTACTAGAGTGTTTAGTCGGTTTTTTAACGAGCCGATACGTTGGTTATGTAAAGTCAGCTTTTGGTCGGTACTGTAACCGGAGATGTTACTTACATTGCCTGATTTAAAGTATTATTGCTTTCTTTGAGTTTGTAAAGCCTGTCCACTTTATCCAGAGTGATAGTTACCACTCTATGAGCTTCAGCGTAACCGCTAACATCTTCTCCTTTTAGAGTTTTTTTCACAATATCCTCCTCCAAAGTCTTTTGCATAAACTCTTTGAGTGCGGAGAGTGTGGCTTTGTCTTGAGATAGTTTAGTGAGTATGTCCATAAAGGTTATTTTTGAGCTTCTGGTAATACCGCAGTCGTCTGGCTTTCAAGTGCTGTCGTCTGCTCTGGTGTTTTTATATCAGTTTTACCGCTAGATACCCCTGTCAAAGGGCTAGGAATAGCGTCTACGCCACTTATTTCTAGGATTTGACCAAAGATACCTGATAGGATTGGGTCTTGTAGGATTTGAGGATTTTGAGCCACCTGCCCCAAAATGTTAGAGAGTGTTTGTAGTGTGGCACTCTTGTTTCTGCTTTCTCCAGTAATATCTACATTGACATCGTTGGAGTAGTTCTTGAAGTATCCGCTAGGAATGTCTATAAAACGCCTTTTACCGTCTTGTTGAGAGATGAATTGAGTTAGTCCGTCTATCGCACCGACATAGTCCTCTAAACTCACGATTTTGCCGTCTAGAACAGCTTTCTTTAGTAATTTGTTGGCTTCATTGGTTGCAAACGCTTTATCTATCATCGCCAGCTCCTCTCTTGAATAATCAGAAGCCAAAATGTGCTGTTTGTTGATTTTCTTGATGAGATAAGGTAACACCCTTTTCATTATCACCTGCCTCCAAAAAATACCTGCCTCCTCTCGTCTATAATCAAAAAATGAAGAAGATTGAGCAGACTGGATTGCGACAGACCCTAAAGGTGTTCCGCTCGGCAAAGTTTCTCCTGAAATGGCGTCAAAAGTATTGGTTGCTCTCTCGTATTGAGAGTTCCATTTATCCACCAAGTTTTGAAATTGAGGGAGAGAGTTCGGGGTCAAAGACAAAAGATTGGCGTCTTCCCCTTCGCCCAGCATAAATACCTGCCCGTTATCTGTGTCGGCGATTATATTGTTTCCTAGCTCGGTTGAGTTTGTTTTGATGAATACTTTCCCTGCGATGTCCATCACATTTTTTTCAGCGATGATAGCGTCGTTTGTCCAGACTTGAGCCTCAAAGCCGTCTTCCACCACTCCCACACCCAAAGCTCGCCCGTCTACTTTATCCCACGCTAGATACCAGTAGGCAGACTCTTCTAGTTCCTGCTCCCACAAAATAACTTGCTTTTGATTTGGTGTTCCAGCAACGATGTATCTCATCCTTTTGTAGACATTAGGGTTTCCGTCTACTTCTAAAGCGTTTTCCGGGAACTCTCCTTCTATTTCAATGATAGGGATTTCTTTTTCACTAGCCTTTGACTTGTCTTTTATTCCTCTGTTTTTTGTAGCCAACTTCATAGCGTCTTCTACATTGCTCCACACGCCAGCTTTTTTAGACAACTTGCTAGGGGACATATAGTGAAGTTCGGCTATCATCCCGCTTTCAATATCCACTGGGTCGGTTACAACATTTTGCCAAGAAACGACCTCCACACATAGCTCGTCCTCTCCGTTTAGTTCCTTTTCGAACACTTTCAGCAACACTCCTCCGTACTTTGCTCTTGTTTTGCCCCAATCATTTAGGATTTTGCCAAAGTTTATTCTCTTGAAGTAGTTAGAAAGCTCTTTATTCAAAAGCATAGAACGAACCCTGTCGTTTTTGGTGTCGCTGGTTATTCTGATGTCCTTTATATCCAAATCTGTGGCTCTCACCGCAACATTGGTGCGAAACTTGGTGATGTTATAGAAAGGCTTTTCTCTTCCCAGCTCATCCTTTTGTCCGTTTAGATACTTCGACGCCCAGTAATACTCAATTCGTTTTAATGTTTGGTACTGACTAAAATACAGACCTTGAAAGCCCTCTATACTTGCGTTTTGATAATCGCTAATAAAATTGTTTATTGTCCCTAGAATAAGTTTCTCGTTCATTTGCTATAAGTATATATGTTAATAGGAAATGTTAATATGATTGATTTACCACATTTCGCCTGCGTCGCAAAATACTTTGTGCTTTTACTTCTATTTTCCGCAACTGGTCTTGAGGTTTGAACAAGAAAAACATCCTCATATTTACCATATCCGCCAAGTCGGGACTTCTGCCTATAAGCTCTTTCATTTCGTCTTTTGAGATAATTTTTAGTTTCCCGTCTGTGTCGACGTGCTTTTGTCTAACAGATGTTAGATCTTCTCTCAAGATTTCTCTAATGCTTTCGTCGGCTATTGCCATCCTGTGATTGTTTATTTCTTCCGCCATTCTAAAAAAACACTGATGTCGCAAGTTACCAAAGTTAGCTGGCACTTGTTTCATTTGCCTACTGTCCCAAATATGAAAAGGTACAGAGTTGCCCATAAAGCCTTTTATCCCTTTCAAAATGTCCACCACTCCGCCTCCGACCCCGTCTTCATCGGCAATAATGCAAGAATAGGGCACGCAATGTTCGTTTGCTACCATTTTTATCTTTTCTGCGGTTTCTGGTATGCCAGTTTTCGTTAAGGTGTAGACTTTCATCAACTTCATTCCCTCCCAGTAGCCTATCCTCGTCGTATCCTTGCCAAAACGGGCAATATCAGCAGTTATGTACTTTCCTGTGGTATCCACCGTGTTCGTGAATAAGTCCTCAAATGCGTCATTTCTAACGAGAATAGAAGGGTCATCATCGTACTCAAAGTTACCAAAGAGTAGACGCTCTCTTGTGATAGGGTCAGAATTGCGTAACTGTTCAATGTAATCCTCTGAAATGTGAGGGTTATCTGTTGCCACCGCTGGTATGAATTTTCTATTTTCTGGCAAAGTGCCGTCTTTGTGAGGTTTGTAATAACGACTGTAAACGTGTCCTTTGTCAGGGTTAAAAGCCTCTAACAGTTTTGGTTTATACGCCCCACGCCTTCCCATACGTGTTTTTAGAATACTTATTGCCTACAAAGACACCCCGTTCGACTCGTCAATAAAAGCTCCAGTTACTTCAAGTCCTCCCAAACGGGTGTATAGAGGGTCTGAAGGTTTGTAGGCAAGGTCGAATAGGAATATCTGGGACTTGTTGGCGAAGGTGATTATGTTGTTTTGCTGGTTGTAGTTGTACATTGCTGGCGTAATGCCAAACTCCTCAAATACTTTGAATAAGGTTAGCACGGTGGTTCTTTTTAGATTGTTTAGCTCTTTACGCCCTATCACCCAGCCGGTATCTGGTTTAGAAAGTGCACCTGTTGTAATCCACACACAGCCTAGATATGATTTACCTCCTCCAGCACCTCCTCCATAACCGACTTCTGTGGTTTCGTCGTCGTTTAGATATTCCCACGCTTGAAACTGTTTAGCGGTAGGAGAAAAGTTTACAATTCTTTTGTTTTCTTTAGTTTTCATCGTCTGTTTCATCGTCTGTTTCATCGTCTGTTTCATCGAATGTCTCCTCAAGTACCTTTTCTGACACTTCTTCTGATGTTGCAGTTGGCTTTACAATGTTAATCTGGATAGCTAAATCACTTACTGAAGTTCCTTTTTCTAGCTCTTTTAGCCTCATTTTAGTTGCCTCTCGATAAACTGTTGCACTAGCAGTACCAGCTAAAGCAGTAGCGGAATAATCAATCTTACCTTCGTCATTTCTAACAGGTAATTGGATTATTTCCGCCAGCTTATTCGCACTCAAATCATACAACTTCTCATCTGTCAACTTTCTCTTTAATTCTCGAAACCACACAGACCCTGTTATTCCGAAAGCATAGTTTTCTCCATACCCCACTGCTCTTGCTATTTGTAGTGCGTTTGGTTTACCTGCTTCAAATGCTTTTGTGTATAATTCAATGAATTTTTGTTTTCTTGGGTCGTCCTTTCTTCCGTTCGCCGGATAGGGTCTTTTTACTATTGGATAGCCTAGTTTTGATATTTTCCCAGTGGGGATAGGTTTGTGTTCGTTTTTTATGATTTTCCTCGCCAACACTTCTTCTGCTGTGTCTAGCCCCATTTCTGCGGGCAGTCCTTCTTGGAGAGAAAGTTCTATTGGTATGTTTAGGTTATTCATTTTCTATGTTTTTTAAGAACGAATTGAATTCTTTGACCTTTTCTTGTAGTGCCTTCCAGACTTTCACTATGTAGATTTTGGTCTTGGAGTAACTCATTTTTATACTATGAAAATCAAGTTATTGCCCTCCTTTTGTACCCATTCGAAAGCCCATTCGACCGGCGGGAACATCTCTTCTATGTCTTTTGGGTAGTAATTAGCATAATGGTAATGTACATCTTCCATTTTGGTAGAGAGATAATTTACATCATTTCTCACTATTTCCTCCGATAAATCTCCGTTAGGGATAATAACTATCACTTTATCGGCGATTTTCTTGATTTTTTCTATGTATTCTTTAGGATTTTCTAGGTGTTCCATCACTTGAGATAGGAGAGCAAAGTCAAAATGTTCTTCCACATTGTCCACATCTCCGTTCAAAAATGTCTTGCCGACCCACCTTTTTCTGTTCCTTTCAATAACTACATCGCTCCAATCAATTCCTGTATAGTGTGGGAAAAACTGGGACGCTTCAGCTTCCCCACACCCAACATCAATCAATTTCTTATCTCCTACGATTTGGGCGACCTTTCTGAAAGTGTCCAGCTCCTCTTCGGTGTTTTTGTGAC